AATGAAGCCTTCTGCTTCATTCAGGTGTTCGCAATCGTTAGGGACTCAACGGTCTGTCCATCTACCCAGGTGCACACCAATGTGGTGAATGGTAAAATGGCGTTTATTGTATCGAGCTAGGCACTTAAATACAATATCTCTGCGATGCGGAATTCAGTGGTTCGTCCAATCCATGTTAGACCCGTCTGATACCTTCCTAATAAGGCACGATCGTACCACCTTACTACCACCAATCGGCATGCACGGTGCCTTTTCTTTCCTTGTAAGGCATATTGCTAACTCATCGTTACATAAGCATGTTGCAAGACTACAGGAGTATTGCATAAGACTACATTTCCCCCTCCCTATGCAAAAGCGTATTTCGCAGTTACAAATAGCTGTCTTGCCTGCCTTATTTGGCCATCAGACTATCCGTGCTGCCTCCAGCCCTAATCCACAGAGGCAACCTGAATAGTCTAAGGGCAAAACAGGGAAGACGCCATCATATTCCAAGCAGAATTGTCCTGAGGGGATTCCTATCCGCGTACAACCGAAGCCCCGCTTGACGCCTATACACATCATGGTCCCCTCAGTCAAACTGCACATTATACCTGACCCGTGCAAGAGCATATCTGCCATACCTCGAGGGGACTTCCTAAGCGCGTTACAACCGAGACCCCGCTTTTCGCCTATACATGTTATAGTCCCCTCGGTCAAGCCTTGCCCCGTTACAGCCCGATTCGCAGGATTATTATAACTGAGCTCTAGACTGCTCCGCCCTGCATCTTCCTGTATTCAGTATGATAGTTGATTGAACTATTAATCATCTTTCGAATACTACTAGACACAAATTGTAAAAGGCAGGGCAGGCACACTACTAGCAATAAAATAACTACAAGCCCCAAAAGCAGTCCTTTTAGCAGATGAACGGCCCATTCCCCTATTCCCCCGAATATCCCTCGCAGCCAACTTCCGATTGGGTCGCTGTCCACGCCGATCTTATTGACATGTTTCTTCATTAGCTGGAACTTCTTCTGTATAGATTCACTGTGATCACTCAGATTGAAACAACACATTCCGGCAACGTCCTCACAGCCATGGCCGTGAGCTAGAAGCAAGAAGTCAATAGCCGCTCGGTTCTGCAGGACCGCGTGTCGAATACTCGTGACATCATCCAATAAGTCCCCGAGGAGTGATGTTGTCAAGTTAGCCTGTTTAACGGACCAACAGGCTAGTCTCTCAATTTCTCTTAAGGCTTGCGCAGCTGCTACCCCCGGGGCTAAGATAGATGCAAAGATTCTTGCTGTAGGACCCCAAAGCTGCACTTCATCTGAGCATGTATCATCCAGGTGTGAGACGCTTCGTTTACGTCTTATACCTGTCCGCGACGAATTAGCAAGTATTTTGAGAATATCTGTATGGTTGGGTGCTAACATGGTAAGCTTGCCTAAATAGCAGGGGCCCCCTACCGGACGACTGGGAATTCCTTGCCATGCGCGATCCCCACAAATGAGGAAAATTGCGGGTGGTAGCGCTTTTGGTTTAGTGAAACTACCTTGTGTGCTGTCGATCCACGCCCCTGATGGGAGAATCGTGGTCGTTTTTCCACAACATCCGCTGACATTACCCAAATTACTAGCTGTACAGTTCGCAGTAAAGCTGAACGGCTCTGTCTCATTAATTTCCTTTGATTGATTAACCCATATACCTCCTTTTCCTCTGCACCAGGTTTCAGGGAGGCCAGTACCTCCCACGTCTCCACAGCGGTAAGTATTCCTAGTCTGTGAGCAGTTATATATTTCCCAAAATCTGTAGCCATATGCACCACAGTACTCACTCCCCATAAAAAGATTGTGTCTATCCGCTGTCACCACCGTGAACGGTTCCGTGGAGTTAGAGGTGGAGGTAAAGGGGTGACGGAGGAGGAACCGCGAGAGACCTTGTTTAGACCAACCTAAAAACAGGCCAGTGGCCCTTGGGGCGAAATATACACATCCCCCGGCCACGCCAGAGACCTGAGTAATGTTAGTAACGTTAGGGAGAGACTGGGAACCTAGCAGCTGTAGTTCCGGTGGCTCATCCCACATAGAGACATTCAGCTTTGACAGCAAGCATGAAACTTTTCGATAAGTGAGGGTGGTGCTGTTGTCAGGGCCACCGGTAATGCTGGCTGACGAGACTAACCGGTCAGTTCCCACAGTGGAGCAATTTGTATCAGAAACATATCCCTTAAAATCACCTTCGGAAATAGGAGACGGGATACCTATCAAACATGTTTGAAAAGGGGAGGTGGCTAGAAACACTCCGGTGGACAAAAGCAGCGCTGAAAGACAAGTAGTTCCCTAAAACACTGAGCCCTGCGCCCGAGGACGGGCAGGTGCCGGAGGAAGGGAGACCATCAGCCTCCATGGGGCATCCCAAGGTCTGCTCTCCAGCTGCATCCGATCCAAAGCAGTGCCTTCCGCATCGCCAAACGTCTCTGCAAACGGCCTCGGGCAGACCAGAGCGAAGTGGGGGGGTGAATGGGTGAAGAAATTTGTGCTGATTTAAAAAAGGGGGTGCAGGAGGTGTGGGGCAGTGTGTCTGAGGTGGGAGGGGTTGTCCCCCAATTTCTCTGGCTGCTGTGAGAAGAGGGTCCTGAAAGCCGTGGCTGTGCCAGGAGCCGTCCTGCTGCTCCATTTGCCATCCTGAGCCCCAGCTCCGCTGGTGGCAGTGCCCGGGGCTCCTCTCGCCACCTCATTAAGGGTGGCCCAGCACAGTTTTAATGAGCGATGGAGCACCCGACACCTCACCATGCCACATCCTGCTCTGGGGCTGCTCCCCAAAACGTGGCCCCTCTGCACGGAGCCAGGCCCCTGTGCCCCACAGCGAGGCCTCTGGTGCCAGGAGGAGCTCCAGGCCTATAGGTTCTCTCCAGGCTGGTACTGGGGGCTCTGTCGAGGTGAAGTAGTCCTCCAGGAAGGCCTGCAGGTACTCAAAAGTGGGCCGCTCCTCAGGGTCCTTCCGCCAGCACTGGCACATGAGGTCATGCAGCGACTCGGGGCACTCGGGCGGGCAGGGCATGCGGTAGCCCCTCTCCACCTGGTCCAGCACCTCCCTGTTGACCATCCCTGGGTATGGCACCCGGCCCTTGGTGGTCAGCTCAGTCAGCAGGATGCCGAAGGACCAGACATCCGACTTGATGGTGAACCGGCCATAGAGGGCTGCCTCGGGGGCTGTCCACTTGATGGGGAACTTGGCACCTTGCCGTGCTGTGTACTCGTTGTCCTCGATGAGGCGTGCCAGCCCAAAGTCAGCCACCTTGCACACCAGGTTCTCCCCCACCAGGATGTTGGCCGCCCGCAGGTCTCGGTGCACGTAGTTCATCCTCTCCACATAGGCCATGCCGGATGCAATCTGAGCAGCCATATCGACGAGCTGTGGCAGCCGCAGGTACTTGCCCATCTCTCCCTTCAGGAAATCCAGGAGGCTCCCCTTGCTCATGTACTCAGTGACGATGTAGATGGGCTCTTCCGACACCACTGCGTACAGCTGAACCAGCTTCTCATGCCGGAGCTTCTTCATCACTTGGGCTTCCTGCAGGAAGGCCTCCGAGGACATGGTGCCGGGCTTCAGAGTCTTTATGGCCACTCTGGTGGTGCCGTTCCAGGTCCCCATCCAGACCTCTCCAAAGCAGCCCTGCCCCAGCTTCACCTCCAGCCGCAGCGACTCCCGGGGGATTTCCCACGCGTCCTTGGCGAGTCCCTGGGTCTGGGGCTTGGACGTGGGGCAGACGTTGGTCAGGCGGTGGCACAAGCCATCAGCATGTTTGGAGTAGTAGGCCACCAGCTGCTGCAGGCTGCTGAACTGTGTGCGTGAGGTGATGTAGAAGCCGCCGCTGTCCAGCTTGCGGATCTTGTAGTGCTTCACATTGAGCCCCTTGGCGTTGTCAAAGTCAGAAACGGAGAGGCAATAGGCACCTTTTGTCGTCTCGCTCTCCCGGACCAAGAAGGTTCCCCGGGGGTTTTCGGGGTTGAGCAGCAGCCGCTCGGACTCCCGACGAGTGGTCTTCCCAAAGTACCACTCTTCAGCCTGGATGGAGTCTGAGGGCGCGACATAGTTACTGGGGATGTAGCCCGTCTGTCCTGTAGTGAGGGAATGAGCCAGCCACCAGTCACCTTCCGTGTTGTTGACAATCTGCAGGCGTTCTCCTTTCTTGAAGGACAAGTCCGTTTCAGTCCGGGACTCGTAGTCATAGAGAGCCACGAAAGTGGTGACGCCGCCAGCCAGTGCCCCGGCACGCTGCGGCGACGTGACAGTGTCAGAAGTGTTGAAGCCCCCGAAGAGCTTGGGCTCGGTGGCCACGGTCCCAAAGGAGCGGCTGGGGGTGCGGTGCGTGTCGGGGGCTGCTGTCTTGTTGGGGGTCTGCGAGGCTGGGAATCCCCCGTGGTGGGTGCTGTCGGGTGGCTCCAGGCTGCGCCGGCGCTGGCTGGGGTCCTTGGGCTTGCTCTTGCTGCTCCCCATGGTGGTGGGCTGCACGTCCCAGCTACCGCCTGGCCACAGTGGTACGCGAGGCCACCAGCAGAGTCAGCTCAGCTCCTTTATGACGGCTTCCATGCTTGATCCACCGGGCGACCAGAATCACGCCTGGGGTGGACTGCTCAGTCGTCGGGCTTCCTTCCCGTCTTCCAACGACTCTCTGAGTTCTCGGTAGGGTATCTGGGCTCCCTGCAGTAGAGCTCCCTCCGACGCCACTCAGCTTCTGCCCTCCTAAGCCGCAGCCCCCTCTACTAGGGTCATCGTCCGCTCCCCGAATAAGCGAGACGGATGAGGGCAGGATCGCCACGCCGTCTGTGGCCGACCACTATTCCCTAACTATCACGTCGGGGTCACCAAATGAAGCCTTCTGCTTCATTCAGGTGTTCGCAATCGTTAGGGACTCAACGGTCTGTCCATCTACCCAGGTGCACACCAATGTGGTGAATGGTAAAATGGCGTTTATTGTATCGAGCTAGGCACTTAAATACAATATCTCTGCGATGCGGAATTCAGTGGTTCGTCCAATCCATGTTAGACCCGTCTGATACCTTCCTAATAAGGCACGATCGTACCACCTTACTACCACCAATCGGCATGCACGGTGCCTTTTCTTTCCTTGTAAGGCATATTGCTAACTCATCGTTACATAAGCATGTTGCAAGACTACAGGAGTATTGCATAAGACTACATT